ATGGCGACAATCTACTACTCCCTCTCGGCTAAGGAAAATTCATGCGGTTTACACGAGGTGTTGATTCGGTTCACTCATGGCCGTTTCAACCAACGAGCTAAGACCGGCATATATGTTTTGCCTGAATATTGGAATGAGAAGACGCAATCAATCTTGATTCCCCGCTATAGGATGATGTCGCCATCCCGGCAGGATATTGTCGAACGAGCAAACGAGGCCCATGCTAAATTATCTGCATTAACCTCTTTTGTCATGCAATCTTTTATCGATGCCGGGGCGGGGAAGATGGGGTTGCCTGCGAGCTGGCTCCGTGATGTTATTACACCCTATTCGGTGGGTATGTCTCAGGATAAGGATATATGGGCTTATTTCGAAAGCTATATCTCGAAAAAGAACTTTTCCGAGCGTCGCATAATGGCATTTAACGTGCTCATACGAGTACTCAAGCGTTACGAATTATATAAGAGGATTTCAGATCGAAATTTCACACTCTCCCTCTTGACGTTCACTCCTGAAATGTTGGATGACTTTGAGGACTTTTATCGCAGAGAATATGAGATATGCGAGGATTATCCACATATATATACGTTGGTCCCGGATTCCAGAATGCCACAGCAGCGCGGGCATAATACTGTTGTCAGCAAAATGATCTTGTTGCGCGCCTTTTTAAATTGGGCCGCAAATAATGATCTTATCCCATCCAATCCCTTCCGTAAGAAAGAGATAAAGCAGGCTGTCTATGGAACGCCTATTTATATTACAATTGCCGAACGGAACAAGCTGTATAATACAAATCTATCCCGACATCATAAGTTGGCTGTTCAGCGAGATATATTTATATTTCAGTGTTTGATTGGATGTAGGGTAGGGGATTTGCTTGGATTGAAGCGCAATAATGTAGTAAAGGGGGCTGTGGAGTATATTCCGCGTAAGACCAAAGAAGGGCATCCGGTAACGGTGCGTGTGCCTCTGAACAATATTGCTCAGGATATCATAAAAAAGTATGAATCATCCGAGCATGAGATGTTGTTGCCGTTCATTTCAGAGCAGAAATATAATGAAGCGATTAAAAAATGCTTCCTTGCTGCGGGCCTTAAACGGATGGTAAATGTACTCAATCCGATCACTCGTGAACCCGAACAGAAGCCGCTTTATCAAGTAGCCTCCTCTCATATGGCTCGCCGAACTTTCATCGGCAACCTGTATAAGAAAGTCAAGGACCCCAACCTTGTAGGGTCCTTATCTGGGCATACTGAAGGCAGTAAGGCATTTGCCCGCTATAGAGACATAGACGAAGAGATGAAGACCGATCTTGTAAAACTTCTTGAATAGTTAAATCGTATCCATCAACTTGCATATGACTGCGGCGAATAAGGGTGCCGAGCATTCGCTTACTTCAAGCATCGCCAGCCAGTATTTCATGTTGTCATCTTCCATGTTTATCACATTTGCAGCAGGTGAATCGGTGTATATCCGACCATAGAGCGGTATTTATGTCGCCGGTCAGATATGCGACCTCTTCGCCGGCCATATCCATACTATGTGTCGAAGCAATATCATCGACCAGATGTCTTAGTTCGTGTTCAAAAGAGTTCAGGAACTCGGCCGGCGATGACGCCAGCCCCACGATCATCACCGTGCGCCTAAGCTTTTTGTTGGAATAGGTGAATCCGGTGTCCATATCGCACTTCAGCAGATTGTCGCGTATATGATCCATTAATTCAGCTGGACATTGTATATCGTTAAGGGACTTGATTATAGAGTCTGTATGATAGCATGTGACGGCGAAATACACCCTCACTTTCCAGTCATAGGCATCTATATTCAAATCCCTTATTTTCATTGCTCACCTTTCCGTTCTCCGTATTTGCGCCAATTGCGCGCCAGTTGTCTCCGTTGTTTGCGGTTGAAGCGTTTGTTGTCCAGCACGTCGTTTACGGCTGTAGCCAACTCCTGATACTTGTCGCCCGGAAGATTACGGACGAGCGCTGCGATATTTTTCATCGATTTCACCTTTTTCGTTTGTGAATTCGCTTAGCTGTGGCATATCTTCCATGACCTACATCATTTCTTCCCAAGGTATGGGAGTTCCGGAGCCAATAGTGTCGGCGTAGTAGCGAGTGAAAGGCATTCCGTCGTATGCGTCTTCATCGTCGATGAAGTCTTTGATGAACATGGCGAGGTACTGCTGATTAGGGATCGACGACCCGAAATAATCAGAAATTGCCATGTTGCATACGTATACGCAGTCGTATCCCTTGTCTTTTTTGAGTTCGATGCCGTACTGCTTCAATAGGGCATCAACCTTCTCTTTGGTGTAGGGTTCGATCTTTTTGCCGTTTCGATCCCGCATCTGGGATACGGCGAATTCGCACATCTTCTTTGAAAAGTGCCATCCGTAATTTGCGAGATACTCCCGGAATCCTGCCGGAAAGTTATCATATGTATCTAATCTGTTCATATCAGTCTGAATTAAAAAGGAGGGAGCCTGCGGCCCCCTCCCGCCGGTTTAACGCCTGCGATAACGCGAGTATCGACCCGTACCCTTGACGCCACGGCGCTCGCCGTCGTAGCCATCCATCTCCCCGCCATAGTCCCGGCGTTCGCCGTAACCTCCGCGCTCACCGTAGCCCCCGCGGCCTTCACGTCGGCCTTCCTCGAAGCCTTCCTCGTAAGCGCGCTGAAGCTCCCGCTCCATCTCCTCTTCGTGGCCGTCATATCCGCCTCGGCCTTCACCTATGATTCTCCAACCCATAGTTACTTAGTTTTTGCAGGTGCTTCAGTCTTGACAAGGCTCCTCAGTTCTTCCGCCGTCGGTATTTTGCTTATGCGCTCGTTCATATCAGCTATCATCCTGCGTAATTCCCGATTTTCGGACTCAAGTTCTTTCGTGCGCGCAGCTTCGGGGTCGAGCTGCATCAGGATTGAGTCGTAAATCTCCAGATTGGCTTTGTGCTTTTCGTAGGATTCTACGATGTCGCGGCTCATCTGCTGCGCCTCCATAATTGTAGGCTTCAGCCCGTCGCGTGTTGTCGCTACGGTGAGTCCGTCTTTCGAAACGATGTCCGCCAGCATGGGGACGCCCCACGGCTCGTTGCCCTCTATCGAGATATTGATGAACTGCTGCATCGGCGAGAACTGCCCCGGTTTCTGGGGCGGAATGTACGGGGCCGACACATCTTTTACATTCGCTGTATAAAACTTTGGCTGCTCGCGATTGTCGAAGACGTAGACTAAGGAGCCTTTTTTCAAGTTCTGAAACATCTTGGTTAATGATTTGTGAAAGTCAGGGGAGAAGGGATGCTCCTCCCCGTCCTTTCGGTTTTACTTTGATTTTGCCGCCGCCGGCGCTGCGTCGCTGTCCGCTTGCGCAGTACCTGCCGTAGACTTCACACCCAGCAACCGGAATGTTCCGGCGCATTTGTTGAAATACACGAGGTGCTCGGTGTAGGCGCTTGCTTCGCCGCCTGCCGTCGGATTCGTGATGTCGCTGCCGATGGTCTGCGTTCCCTTGTTATCCACAACCGGCACTTTCGTGGTCCCGATAATGGTGTTGGGGGAAATTACCGTACTCCTTGCCGGCCCGGAGGTCGGGACAACGACATTCACGGCATAAGCACTCTCCTCCGTTGTGACCGGATGGCGAACCTTCCATAGAAGGATGCCCTCTTCGGGCAAAGCCCTCCATGCGCAGGGATTGAACCCGTAATCTACGGTTTCGGTCTCCGCCGAAGCCTTTCCGGTCGTGGTGAGCGTAAATATGCCTCCGATGTCGAGACGGGGCACAAACGTCCCTCGCGGTACGACGACCTTTATGTCAGCTTGGAAAGGATACATACTTGCCTCCTTTCTTGCTAAAATAAGGCGTTTGCACACGCAGGAGCCGCCGCCACGGCAACCGTGGGTGTATTGCAGCAGTTAGGATTCTGCACGATGTATGCAGGAACCGGGCAGGGCGGACGCAGCTGGCTGACGATGTTGGCCGTCTGAGCCTGTTGCGAAGCTGCCAGTGCGAGGTTGCTGTTCTCCTGCCGCAGCGTGTCGATCTTGTTCTGCATCTCACGCATTTCGAGCTGGCAGAAGCGGTCGTTAATGATCTGCGTCTGCGCGTCGATCTTAGCGCCGAGGATGTTGAACTGCGTGCTTGCCGAGGACTGGAGTACGTTGGTCTGGTTGATCGTTGCGAGCTGATTTTCGTAGCCCATCTTCACGATGTCCTGACGGACGTTGCAGCAGCATTCGGCGATCTGATTGCCGATCTGACAACCCATCGACTGCACGGCATTGATAATTTGCTGGCTCGACATCCCCAGCGTGCTCTGGATGTTGCACAGCGTAGACTGAATCTGCTGCGTCGAGCAGTTGAGCGACGATGCCAGCTGAGTGATGGCCGTGCCGTTGCCTTGAATTGCGTTCATGAGAAGTTCGCGTCCGGCGTCACCGTTGAGCTGCGCAGGCAGACCGTTCGCGCCGTTGCCTCCGAATCCGAAGCCGTTACCGCCCCAGCAGAAGAAGAGCAGGATGATCCAGATCCACCAGCACCCGTCGCCGCCCCACGAACCGCGGTTGTTGTTACCGTTCATGAGTGCCGCTACGAGGTTGGGGTCCATGCCCTTGTTGCTCATCATGGACGAGACGAGAGCTGCGATGTCAAGGCCGCCACCCGTGCCGCCTCCATCGAAAATATAAGTTTTATCCGAACCCATTTTAAAAGATTATTGAATGATTGCCGCCCCCGTTAAGGCCGGGCGTTCACCTGTTGCAACAATGCAAAGGTGGCCGAAGGCGGCAGGCATATCAATTAGATGGGACGGAGATCGTAGGCAGTCTTTTCGCAATTAGTTCGCACTGAATTTCGAATATGGGATGACTGTACCGTTTCCGCTCGTCGAATTTCGAGATCATCTTCTCGACGGCTCGACGAGAGAAGCGCATCATGCGCGCTATGTCTGTAATATACATCCCTTTCTCGTGGCAGAAGTGCACCAGCATATAGCGGGCATCAACCACATCTTGATATTTATCCTTCGAAAGGATTTGTTCTTTGGTTATTTCGGTCTCAAATGCAACGCATTCGAGTATTTCTGCAAAAAGCTCTGATTTACGCATACGTTTCCCCGATAATTATTGTATATTTGTTATACCCCTGTATAAAAAGTTCCACCCCAACGAAGGAATAGTCCTCGGCATTGGGGTGGAAACACTTATGTATACAGGGGTGTATGCTATAATGTCGGGGACTTTTTTATGCCCGTCCCTCAAGGCTCTACATCATATGAACCGGCGCGCCATCGTCAATATATTTTTACGGAATACGAATACAACGACGGCAAGGAGGAGCCAAAAGCCGCGCATCTTTGTCTGCTGCCACCATGTCAGTCGGCGCTCCACCTCGACGATTTTTGTGTCGGTCCTGTCTTTATAGACAATGCTGTCCCGATATATCACTTCTTTTTCAAACGGTACCGGAATATCCTGCGGCTTGTTCTCCAGTGAGTGGCCCAGCGAACCGTCGTTGTTTATCCATGCATCCGAAACAGCTAAGGGCGTCTCCAGATGACTTGAAGTATCTCTGACTACTTGACGCTTGCTGTATGGAGGTATTTGAAATCGAAGCGTATCCTTGATGTATATTTTATGGATGCGTGTTTCGATGCTGATGCTATCCTTTGTGCTTGTTGCTAAATGCTTGCATGGACAGCATCCCGATAACAACCCGATTGTAATACAGAGTATCAGCAGTCTCATACGATTTCGATTTGGATAGGTTCGTTTCGGCCGGATGCCTCTTTGAGCATATTGTAAACTCGCTTGAATGTCTCCGTCGAGTTAAGCACCTTGCCTACCGCCTTGTTCTCGCCAACCAAAATGCATCCTGCGCTATCTTCGGCGGTATTACCGATATGTATTAGTATGCCATCGAATTCCGGTACATTGAGTAACCGAGGAAGATAACCGTTGCAGAATTTGTACTGCGCCCGATCCTTATACTTCGGGGATTGAACTTCCAGCGTGATGTCGTAAGTCCCGTAAGGTATCGCGGTTTGGGCGTAAACTTTCTTTTCTCCATTGTCGAACCGCCCGTTTTTATTCAGGTCTCGGACGGCATCTTCGATGGTGTCGCAGACCTTTTGCCCGTCGATGTAGAGCCATCCGATGGTATAGGTAGGTTTCAGGGCTATTCGTTTGAGTAAAAGTTTCATTTGTTATTGTTTTTATGGTTTCGATAATTCTCCAGATATGGGAGGTTTTTAATAACCTCGAAGGACAGGACATAATACAGGAAGTCGAACAACTTGCTCTTTGGGAAAATCCGCGTCAGGTTCTTCAGTGTATTGACTCCGTAAAAGTAAATAAGAGCATATACGATGATAGATATTGCTGACATAGCCCCTTCGTGGTTATCAATCTTATCTCCGATAATCAGTACAAAGGCGATCAGACCGGATATAACCATACCTTCTAAAATGCAGTTGAAAGCCTTTTTGAAAGCGAATCCTTCATGTTGCTTAAATACGCCCGCCGATACTCCGGCAACGAAATTAATGGCGAATACCAGCATGCAGGCGATAAGTATGTCGTGTATCGGGGCGATTGTGCCGAATATCGAGGCGAAGATACAGCCAAAGAGTTCCCGAAATTTGTCCATGATAAAATAGCCTTATTCTCCGTTTTTAAGTCTCTGTTCTTCTTCCGCGGCCAGCTCTTCGGCCCGCTTGGCTTTGAGTTCAGCCAGCGTCGTTTCGTTGCGGTTGTACTCCGCATTGGCCGTCTCATACCGGGCGTAGTCTTCCGGATAGGTCTCCTTGAACGATATGCCGTTCTTGAAGCATTTGACTGCCCGGTCGTCGGACTGAGCCATGATCGCCCGCAGCTCCAGCTGGCGCGATTCGAGGATGTTGATTTGCTGTTGTGTTTCCATGATTTTTTATATTTCGCTTACCGGGCGGGTAGAATATGCGTAAGCCTTGTACGCGCTGCCCACATTACCGGTATAACCACTGTAGATGAAGACATTGTTGCCGCTGTACTCGCATGACGTCCACGGGTAATACCCCGCCCCGTAGCAGGTCGTATTACCAAGGCGCGACAGCGTGCGGTTCACGGGGTCACTTTCTTTATCGGCAGCTGTAAGTGCCCGGTCATGCATAAGCAGGTAGATTTCGTTGGCCGAGGGCAGCCACCATGCACCCGCTTCAAGTCCGGTAGTTGCGCCCTCTACCGTGACGCCGTAGTCGAGCGCAGCCGCTGCGGCGGGATAACGGAGGACGCTTTCGCCGTGGATGTTAACGAACCGTAGACTGCCGATCTTTGCGGTGTTCATCTTGCCGTCGCGCAGCAGCGCGCCGTAGGCTGCGGGATATTGCAGCAAATGTTCTCCGAACAGATAATCCCTGTAGGTCGGATAGGCGGCGACCAGTTCCGGGTTAGCCTCTTCCGTAAAGGCGCTTGCCCTAATTATGATGCTGCTTCCGGGGGCAATTCCTGTGGCATCGGTTCCGTTGGCTGAATAGTATTGCAGGAATATTTCGGGATTGCAGCCCGCAAACGAAGAATTCACATTATTTCGGCGCCGTATATTTTCGCTTGCGGATTCGATTAAAACACCCGTAAGCGCTGTCTGGTAATTCACGTCCTCGGCCGGTCGGGTAATCGTACAACCGCCGACGACTTCGATAGTCGCATAGACAGGCGAGAAGGTATTCGACGACATGATGATCCTCTCGTCGGAATTAACTGTCGCAGCCCAGCCGTAAGTGGACGATATGGTCGTATTGGCGTTGATCTGCGCGGCAATGCTTTCGAGCGTCGCACCTGCCGAGTAGGTGAAGGGATAATCCGTGCTGTTGATCCGGAGCGTGAATGTTCCGCCCGCCGCAAGGTCGAAGCCCGACAGGGCTACTTCGTAGGGGGCCGCCCAGCGAATACTCGTCGATCCGTTATATGTCGCATTCTTCAGCGACACGATCCGCACCTTATCACCGTGTCGGCCGTACACCACGCCCGCGGGAACCAATTCGGCGGGCATCTTATCTGCAACGAGCGTAGCGCCCTTAATGAATTTCAACACTTCGTCCGTCTTGTCGAAGACGACGAGGTCTCCGACGCCGGCGGCCGATTTGCGGACCACCGTATTCACACCGTCATAGACCAGTTCGCCGTCATTCTCGATGTAGGATTCCGACGAGAGGGTTTTAAGCCGCGCGGTGTCCGCTTCGTAAGCGGCCTTATCCGCATATTTGTTTATTTGTGACATAATCTACTATGTTTTTCATCGTGCATAGTCTTTCGGAATAATTTGCCAGTATTGAAGCATTTGGCCGCTGTGGCATTTAATTCCGTCATGATCGTCCTCATTTCTATCCTAAATTCAAAGAAATTTATTTGCTGTTGCATTCCATGATTTGTATATTATAATACACAGACTGGGCGGGCATTCATTGCGCGGAATTTTTCAAGGACAGCAATGCGCCCCGAATCTCCATGATAAACATAAACGTACGGCTTCCAGTTCTCGTTTGGGGTCCAAAAGGTACGGGCACTAGCATACAAGTGGTACGATCCGATTACGCGCCGCAATGTGCGGTTTACGGGGTCGCTATCCGCATCCGCTTCCGTTAACGCCCGGTCGCGCATTAGCAGGTACATTTCTTCGACCGAGGGCAGCCACCATGCACCCGCTTCAAGTCCGGTAGTTGCGCCCTCTACCGTGACACCATAGTCGAGCGCCTCCGCTGCCGCCGGATAGCAGGGTGCCAAATTGCCGTAAATGTCGATAAAGCGCATAGTACCTATAAGTCTTGTATTGTCTCTTCCGTCGCGGAGCAATGCCCCATATGCCGAAGGAAACTGCAACAGGTGCTCCCCGAACAGGTAATCCTCGTAGGTGGGATACATAGCGACCAATGCGGGGTTATCCGCTTTAGTAAATACACTTCTGCGAATAATTGTCGCACTTCCCGGCTGCGTATTGGCCGCCGTGCTGCCGTTGGCTGAATAGTATTCGAGGAATTTTGCAGGATTGCATCCTGCATTGTTGACATCCACACCGTTTTTGCGCCGAATATTGTCACCGGTGTCGCTGGTCGTTCCGGCAAAGGTGGTCTGATAGTTCTTATCCTCAGGAGTTCGCCTAAGCGCGCAGCCGCTTACGGCTTCGATTGTGGCATTGGCCTCTATCGCCGTGTTGCAGGAAAAGATTACCTCGTTCAGTTTCGCGTCAGCTGTGGCTCTCCAACCGTAGCCTCTTACGGTCGTATTTGAATTGATAATCTCTGCAATGCTTTCGAGCGTTGCGCCCGCTGCATAGATGAAGGTATAGTCTGCATTGTTTATATGTAGCACGAACGTCCCGCCCCCTGTCAAGTTGAAACCGGACAGCGCCACCTCGTAGGGGTGCGCCCATCTGGGGGTATAATCCTTAGTGTTCTTGAGCGAAACGATCAATATCCGCTCGCCCTGTCGTGCATAGACCACGGCCATAGGGACGAGTTCCGGTTGCAACTGCCCGTAAAGTAGCGTCGTCTCCTTGACGAATTTCAGCGTACCGTCCGTCTTGTCGAAAACGACAAGGTCCCCGACCCCGGCGGCGTCCTTGTCCACGACGACATTCACGCCGTCGTAGATCAGTTCACCGTCGTCTTCGACGTATGACACCGCCGACTGGGTTTTAAGCCGGGAATCATCCGCTTCGTAGGCGGCCCTGTTCGGGTATTTATTGATTTGTGACACGGGGAGAGTGTTTAGTTGTTTTTCCAGTCAGAAACAGCGTTATTTCCGACCGAATAGTAGACTGCATTGTTCTTGGTGTCGATGTAGAACTGTCCGGCCCGGTCGGGAGCCTTCGACGGAGCGCCCGCGCCCGTAACGACGATGTTGTTGCCGCCCCAGACGCCCAATTTCTTGACCTGCAGTTCCGGGATCAGGACATCGCCCGAAAGCATCCTTACAAGCAGCGATTCGAGCTGCGCGACGCGCTCCTCCAGCGTACAGTCCGAATGAGCCACTACCTCAAATGAGGTTTTTCTCAACTCTGGATCAATTTCTTCGGCAGTAACGAACTCGGAGTCATTCTCCAGTTCGGATACTTTCGTAGGAATCTCCGTGCGGTCGGCTTTTCCTTCAATTACTTCCTGCAAGTCCAGCGTAAGTTTATCCCACGATACGGTGTTATTGAGGAGCGTAGCCCGAATCTCGGAACCGTCCACAGTAATCTGTATTTCCGGACCAATGGACCCGACGTATACTTTCACGAAGTCCGAAACGGGGATCGACGAAATTGATCCGTCGCCGTTCACGAACTCAATGGCTCCTGTTTCTTTGTTATACTCAAGTCCCATCTGCTCAATGGGAAGGTCAACGATCAATTTCGCGCCCGCAATCGTTGTGAAGGTAAGCTCGTAGGTCTCGCCGTTGAACTCCGGTAGACCGACGCAGGTGTTCAGAATCTCCCTGATATCGGGATGGGCGGTTGGCGAGGTGTTATGCTGCTCTATCTGCCCGCTGACATCTGGCGTGGGGATGGCGTCAATGGCATCATCCGTGTATTTTTGTGCTGATTGAAGAGTAGTAGCGTCGCCGTCGGATATTGCCTTTCCCACTTCTTTCCCGAACTCAAGAAGTCCTGTTGCAATCTCTGATTTTGTCTCTTCTATGCGTTCATCCGTGTGGGAGCTGGCAGCGGAAAGTGTTTCTTCAGCTGCGTCGGCTACTTCCTCTTTGGACGCCTTTTCAGATAACTGCGCTCGTACTTCCGTGTCGTCGTAATTCGAAAGTCCGTCCAGCTTCTCCTTATCGTCGTCTGTATAGTCGTTTGAGGACAGACCCTTCCCTTCTTCTTTGTCTACCTTGCCGGCAAGGGCTTCATTAATATCCCCGATCTTATCTACGGCTTCATTGGCAGCTTTTGCGGCTTCATTGGCGGCATCGGCGGCATCTATGGGAGCATTTGCATACTCTTCCTCGGATATTTCTGCATCGGGATTGTGCTTCTTGTAAAGGTCATAGGCACTTGGTCCGGGGAGGCCTACGATCAAGTCCGAAGAATCCAGATTGACAGTTTCCGTGGTCATATTGTTGTCGTTGCCGCCCTCCATACATGTAGTAGGCACCAACTCAAACGCATCGCAATAATCGACGGCTGTTTGTCCGCTCTTATCTTTATTTTCCCACATGGTAAGCCGGTATGCGCCCAGCTGCTTTTGCATATTGCCTGAAATAGTGAATACGGCAATGTTCCCCTGAGGCTCGAAATGCAAAGGGGTTTCCATGCAGGAGGGAAGATGAAGGACCAGATGCAGATCGCGGCCTTCAAGTGTGACTTGCTCGCCATTGGTCGATATCGGCCAATGGATTTCGATGTCTTTACCTATACGAATACGCTTCACTTGCTGTTTTTTTTATTTGTAGTCCGCGGGAGATATTACGTCCTCGATCTTCAGGTCAAGTTTGCTCAATACAGCATCGATAAGAGGTGCAGATCCTAATGTTGCGACAAGACGCCCCAATTCGCGAGCTTCTGCCTCGGTAAGTTCTATTTCACCTTCCGATTCATATACTTTATGAGCGAGTACATGGCCGACAAAACCATAGGCATTTGCATATATGAGATTTGCAAGCTGCTCGCGCACATCGTGAACAGTGCATATTTTCTTTTGCATATCTGCAAAAATCTCAAGCCGTTGTAAGTTAATTTTACTCATAATTTTTGGTCGTTAAAATTGCATTATGCCGTCTACTTCTCTCCCTCTATTTGAACATCACCCAGCATCCTACACTCGCGCAGTAGATCAGATTACGGGATTCTCGGTCAGTCCATGAGTCTGAGTTAACCCATGCTCCTTGAGTATGTATCGCAATCTGCTTCCCGTTTCCGTTCAGTTGTACGCCTTTGGTTCCTATGTTTCGGATATAATAAAGTTGACCGTCTTGTGGATTGTAAGGGAGTGTGATAGTGCGCTTCCCGCCATCGCTATCCACCGTCACAAAACAATCCATATAGTCAAGGGTTACATCTGAAGATATTTTGCGATTATACAGTCTAAGGCCTGCAGTTATTCCCATCGGCATACAAAGGGCATAATTCCCATCATTCAATTGGGGAACGCTTGATGGCATAGGACCAGCTCCAAGCATTAAAGCTATATTGCTACTCCATGAAGGTCTTGATAAAGATGTTGATTGGGCATATATTGATGCAGAAATATTGTATGATCCGTTTTTACTAAGTGGCCAACCCCCGTATTCCGTTGTTGGGGACATAACTACTCTATCATCAATAGATCCATTAATAGAGCCTCTTGATGTTATAAATCCGGATTGTAATACATACGTATGTCTTTGGGTGAAATCTCCCGACTGTCCATTGATAATATTGCGTTGAGAATCATCAAAGGTATGACATTCTAATGTCGCATCTATAAGAGGATTGGAGGGACTTCTTAAAGTAAATCCGCCTATTTTTCCTTCTTTAGCTTCTATTGTACCCGTTATATTCGCCTTCGTTGCTGTAAACGAACCGTCCTTAGCGACTCGGAAAGGCGCGTTGTCCGGTGTGTTGCTGCCGACAAACAGAGGGATATCGCCGCCTACGAGTCCTGCGATGATGGTATTTTCGGAAATATCCGTTTTGGAGTTGTGGACTACGAACTCCATACCTTGCAGGAAGTTGATGACGGCGTTCTCGGCAAACAGCAGAGGCGTATATATGGGCACCATGTCGTTGAGCTGTTGCCAATATGCCGATGTGGTTCCCCCGGATGGTTTATTCGAGTTCGATGAAGTATGAGTCTGACGGCATTGGAATTTCAGTTGTTGGTTATTCTCATATACAGTCACTATGTCGATGTAGCGCAGGCCATCTGATTCTAAATCAGCGTCGTTGCGATATTCTACACCCGAAACCCATTCCGTTAGGCGGATAATGCAACCCTGATATCCGGGGTCTCCTTTATCTCCCGGCTTGCCATCTTCTCCGCTTATGCGTACAGGGGTGGACCATCCATTCGCGGGATCGACAAAATTATTGTTTGCGTCTATTTGGGCCTCTGTCATCCACAAATATTCGCCGGAGGAAAGCGACGGAGGAGTGTCGTACCATCCCGCGGGATTGAGATCGGTTTTTGTCAATGCCGGTGACGAGGTGGTGCTGTTGTTCTTGGCGTATTTGAATTTTGGATGTGGGCCGGGTTGACCATCTTCGCCCGTTACCCGAATTGGATCGGACCAAACACCGGCCATACCGGTTGTGCTGTCTATGGTCGCTTTCGACATCCACCAAGTTCCGTTACCCGCAGGTGCATCGAGCCATCCCGAAGGGATCGGATTTGTAGAGTTTGGTGCATCCGGTTTTTCGTTGCTTTCTTTGAAGACGTATGATGTCCAATCGCCGGGTCTCCCGTCGGTTCCGTCGAAAGAGTACTTGGCCCACAATGCAGGTGTAGAGAAAGCGCTCCACTCTCCATTTACCTTGATGCGCTTGGATACCCATTCGTATTGGTAAATGTCGTCTACGCCCATAGGATCATCCGTCCACGGCGCAGGCGGATTGTCATATTCTGCATTGGTCGGAACACTCGGTATCGCATCCGGATTGTCCGTCTCTGTGCGGGTAAAAATGTATTCTACACCTTCTCCGTCCACTCCATCCTCACCGTTAAAGGAGTATTTAGCCCATAGTGAGGGCGCCGAGAAGTCGCCCCAGTGTCCGTTGATCTTTATGCGCTTGCAAGTCCACTCGAAAGGATGAGTATTGTCAGGCCCTTCAGCATCGTCAGTCCAGCCATCAGGTAAATAGTCGTCTTCGTCTTGAGATGTCGGCGTAGCTGGTGCTGTTTCCGAAGTCGTGCGGGTAAATATCCATTCATAGTCTGTTCCATCAACGCCGGGTCTCCCGTCGGTTCCGGGCCGGCCGTCGGTACCGCTTATTCGCGCCGGATCAGACCAAGATTCAACAACGTTGTCGATTGTGGACCCGAAAGACACCCACAAAGGGATAGTCTTGGCTGTATTATATACAATACGGAATAAGCCGTAGTCGCCATAGGCATCGTTGGATGAGTCTTTTGAATATATTACATTGACAAAATGGCGTCCTGCACTTGGGGCCGTGATGACAACAGTTGCGGATATGCCATTTCCGGACACTTTTGCTTCATAAGTACTACTGCTGGCTGGGTTAACATTCTGAACATTTATTTTACCAACAGTCAAAAAGTCGTATCCATTTTCTGAATAGGCTGTGATGTCCAATACCAATGTATCACCGGCGCCGAGAGCATTGAATTGTATTTTGCACGACGCTGTGGAATTATCACCCTTACCTGCAAGTTTGTAAAATGCGCCGTCTTGGGCAACATCCCCTTTATTATCCGCATCGATTATAATGTCGGTTACGTCGGTTGATGCGCCTGAATCTCCGCCTTCGGGGTATTCGAGACTCCACCCGTCAGGAGGAATAGTAGTGCCGGTCGGAAGTGCCGGTTTTTCATTTTGCTGCTTGTAAACAGGAACTACAGAAGACAGTGGTACATGCATAAGAAGGACCCACGCTTCGGATGATGTAGATGGCTCAGATTTTGTCCCATCGACAAGACAGCGCCACTTGGCGTTATTGTGATATACCTCGTCGTTTTTATTGTATGTCTCCGACGCGAGCCACTTTCCTCGGTCGTTGATTGTCGGTATTTCTTCCCCGCCGGGCGTGAATTGATGGATGACGCCCGACATGTAGATGTTATTGAGGTAGGCCGAATAGCCTTTCATATCTATCCCGAATACGGACAGATTGGACAGGTCGCCGTATTGAGCTGCGATGTTAGACGATATGAATTCCCAGTCGGATACCTCCTTCATATAACGCTGGTATGTCCTTGTCTCGTAGCGCGATGTCTGCCGGGCTTCATTCGAGAAGGAGCCATACCCGACAAATGTCATCGAGGGAGCAGGGTGGTATTGCTTCGGGTAAGCTGCAGAGACTGGGCGAAGTTGGTATTTGAATGTCTTATAGGTCGTGGTGTCCAACTCTTCGGTAATGCGGAAATAGCACGTTGCGAAGCCGGCAAAGCGTCTATTGCCTTTGCTGTCATCGTAATCTTCCGTTGCATTATCCGAGGATTCGGAGCTGTGGAAGATACCCATGCAAATATCACCGACCCGCGGACTTCCTATTTCGCCTTCTTCGAGTTTGAGCGTGATGGTCTTGGCTTCGGTATCGACGCTCTCGATGATCCCGGCGCTTGGAGCAAACCATGTGTCGCCCATTGTAATATCGACCCGATTGTATCTCAGTTCAGGAACTTCAAGGAATCCCCGCAGCTTGAGGCTTTGCATTTCGGCATTCCCTTTCTTGTCGATAAGTCCGCCGATGCCGGTAATTCCTGTTGCGTAATCGCCGAACTGCGCCCCGTCCTCGAAGGTCATTTTGCCTTTGAAGGTATCCGGGAATTGCTTGTTTGCAAACTGCCACAAGGCGCGTTTGGCCGAATAAGCATTATAATCTTCGGCCGCAGTAGAATCGTACCGGGTGATAAGATATATTGCCGCCCCCGATTCGGTTACGCCTATACGCTGCGAATACAGAGTAGCCTTGACATCCGATTCGATATTTCCTATGCGGGAGTAAGGAGTGTTGTCGCCGATTGTGTACGTGGCGATATATTCGTTGTAGAGTTTCTTTTCGTAGCCCTGAATTCGGGACAGACGTCCGTCTAAACCAAATCGAGGATCGACAAGAAGCACGGCTTGTCCTGCGTTGTAATTCTTGTCGTTTACCGTGCAGTATACCGGATTGGTCTCGCAGGTATATACATCGGTGTCGCTGCTGTTCTTTGCGGCGTATGCTTGTCCGGCCTTCAAAAGCTCCTCTTCGGCCTCCTCGATTCGTTGCTGGGGAAGTTTTACACCCGTGAGTACAAATGTATCTCCCGGTTCGGGATGCATATTTTCACGGGGAGTTATGAGATGACTATCTCCCGATGTTTCAACTTGGGCAATGATTTCGAATTTTTTGTCAAAACCATCTTCGGGTTTCCATGTTTCGGGCTTATAATTAATACTCAAATCAAAACTCCACCCGTCAAGACTTCCGCTGGTGAACGTGGCTCCCAGCGTTTCGCCTTCGATCACGTCGGACGGTAGGAACGGCGTGTCCTTGCAGTACATGACGTATGCTTTGTCTGTTTGTCCTTCTATGATTTCCCGATCAACGGTTTCGATGCTGGTGACCGTCTCCGTGTTCTTGGGATAGATATCATCGAAGAAAACGACCTGCTCGACAATAGCGCTTTTGTCAAGGTTGGGAATGGCGTCAATGTATCTCTGGCCGTTGGGCAGCCGGAGTCGTATTTCTGAAACATGGTTGGTCTCCCCGCCTTGCGGTGCCTGACCATAATCGCTGGTAAGGTTGCGTGTAGAGCCGAATACATAGAACCGGGTGCCGTAGCTGGAGTCGTCGCCCTTCTTGGCGGGGATACTCTTGACCACATCGCCACGCCTGAATTCTTCGGGCGTTCCTCTTTCCAGCTTTCCGAAGTTAAGCGACACTAAATCTCCGTTTTCCTCGGTCCACCATTCGACTTCAAAAGTTTCGGCGATCGTGTTGAGTATATCCCAGCATTTGTCTCCATTGAAAGATACGAGTTTTGTCGCCTTGGGATTCTCGACGTCGATGGTTCCTACGCTCCAATTTTCGACGCCAAGATGTTTGTTCATGTTGGCCACGATCAGGGCGCCGAATGATTCGAGATCAGTAGTATTGTGAAATACCGCTTCGGGATTATCTCCGCCCAGCCAGAAGCAAACAAAACGCTTCATGTGGTTCTGCTGCGCCTCGAACTTGAGCGTGTATTTATATCCTCCGGTCTTGTTGTCGAACTCCGGATATACCGGGGCCATTATCTCGAACTTAAGGCCTTTGTACAGTATGTATGATCCTTGCGGAATTTGAATGTACTGAAGTTGATTGAAGGGAAGCTCAATATAATAGTCACTCATGAGGGCATATTTGATAATAGCCTCTTTCGTGACCGGAGCATCCAATATCTGTATTCCTAAAGGAGAATAAATTACCATCTGTCGTCTGTCGCCTGCATCGTCACAAGCTCAAGGCAAAGATTTCGACGGTCACGTGAATTACCAAGAAATTCGAAGTGAAAAAACAAAAAAAAAGCGGGAATTTATTCCCGCCCCGAAAGTTTGTTATGAACGATTATTTGCCGTATAGAATGACAAATACCTTGCGATGGTATTTATTTATAGAAATAATGCGAAATAGATTCATATCTATTTATGTTGTCCGTGGCAATATTTGAACTTTTTGCCTGATCCGCATGGACACAATTCGTTTCGCTTAACTCTTCCAAATTTGTAATTGAATTCTGCGTCTTTTTGTGCTTTGTCAATCGCTTTGTCGTGTGCGACAAAATCAATTTTCTCCAAAGACGGAATCCGGAACGAAAATGTTGTATGGCCCCCTGCATTTGATATTGCAAAATCTCCTTGATTAATAATATCCATGCCTATCAATACATCCGTATTTCCTAAGTTACACCCAAGAGCAACAAGAGACTGTATGCCTACATGGTTAGGTAGCATTATATTAATCATATACTTATCTACATAACACACTCCAGCAGCATGCCCCATTTTTTCTGTTCCGCAAGGAATAAGTCCTAACTCTTTAGCTTTTGCTATTGATATACATGTTTTATTCGCACCAGTATCCCATACGGCAGAACAGGTGACTATTAGAGGTCTATCTTCTGGAGATGTTGTCGAAGGATCAAAAGCCTGACATATATGGCATTCAGTCCTAATTTCAAATGTAGTTTTATCAAATGTAGTTGAGAATGACCGAAAGGTAACCTCCCTTGCCATGTTATACAAAAATTACTCGTGAATGGAATGTGCTTGTGTATCCTTCTTCTCCGGGGGTACACAACTGAAGGATGAAATTACCTAACCCATACTTGGCAACAGCGTCGAAATAAGCTTCAGATTCATTATTATAAGCGCCGGCTACCTTGAAGTCAGTTATAACTAAATATTTGCCATTATAATCCTTGACCAGTTCCTCTTGGTGGTCGAGGTAATATTTAAATAACGCTTTTAAATCCGCCATAATTAGAACTGCTTTGTGTTAGACAAAAGGCTTCTGGGTCGGCATATTCATTATTAAGAAGGAATATACGGAAGCCAGAAGCGTAATTGTGTAGGCGAATTTACACGTTCGTGTTTAAACGTGCAAATTTTTGCCGACTTTTTTTGTCGCACTATGACAACGTGTATGTAATACATTTATTGCGCCAACATATAAAAACGCCCCGCATTTCTGCGAGGCGCCGGCATCGGGGAAGTATACAGGGGCTTATCTTATCGGTGCCATCTTCTTCGGGGTTTGGACCACCTCAAACTGCCTTGCGAGGAAATCCAATCCCTTCTGCGTCACGAGAACCTTGATGACCGTGAACGATTCGTGGTTGTTTCGGTCGATCAATTTCTCTTTCAACTCGAAGTAACCCCGGTTAATATACTCTTGTTTAGGCTCATTGCGATTGCAGAAGAATATCCCTCGCTCGCGGAGCCGCTGGAAGAGCGTGTTGCGGCCAAATGGTAGATTCAAAATCTTTGCCGCCTGCCCGACGTCGATCTTCTGGTCCGTGTCCAGTACCTTGTCCATCAGCTCGGCTTTCGGCGCGAGTGCCGCGACCTGCTTTTGGGCCTGCTCCAGCTGTTGTTTCTGCCGGGCTATGGTGTCATTGGCGACCAGCACGGCGCGTGCCATTATCATTTCGGGCGTGTCCGTCTCTTTGGCTGACATGTATCCGCCAGTCTTGCGGATGGAGGGGAGAACCTCATCGCATACCCAGTCCTGAAACTGCTCGGCCTGCGGGAGCTTCGACCGCATGACAAGGCGGTAAACATCGGATTCGGGGATGTATTTCACTTTTTGAACCCCACCATCTGTAGGGGTCGGCAAAATGGCGACCCCTTTACAATGTGTTGAAATTGCATCCGCTGTCCGCATATACCCTAATGATCTCGCTACATCATTCGCAAGAAACATAGGCTTGTCGTCGGACATAATGATACGTACACGCCCGAACTTCTCGTTATTGAATATTTGCAGATTGTTCATGGCTAACAGCATTTGGTTGTCGTAGGTTGTTCTAAATACTCCGATCTGTTCAAATAAGCATTGAGCGCGTCCATTTCGAGTGCGTGTATATAACTCTCTAATTGGATTTGCTTTTTGGTGGTTTCATTCAGCCATTTCATAGCCTGAGCGTACGCATTATAGTTATTTTGAGCACGCTGGTTAGCCTCAATGTAGAGTTGGTAATAGTCGGGGCTTGGATTCTTTTTCTTCATGGCTCGGCTATTTACATTGTGCGACATCAGAGTTCCCGCCCATCTTCATAAGAATGAAGGGATCAATAGGACGTGTGAGAGAGGTAGATGCAAATACTGCGATCTCGCGGTCTGTCTCCGCGATGTGTTTGTCAACCATATCGCAGTAACGGCTCAGAAGGTCAAAGTAAGCCTTCTTGTACTGCGCGGCTGTTCGCTCGGCTTCGATGCAGCGAGTTTGATAATCCGTTTCCGGAAGCGATGGTGTTTTCATAGATGTAAGCATTTGATAAAACAAAAAAACGAACGGGTACTACCTGCTGCTTACATCTTTACTCAAGAGGTTGGCGCGCCATTACAGCAACGCCACAGGGTTACCCGTCCGTATGTTCAATTTTCGGCACAAAAAAAAGCACCAATAATGGTGCATCTTGTGCACTCTTGAGTTTATGTAAGCGTTACAAATATAGAAAATTATTTTTAATCCACAAGGGCTTTAACACTATTTTTTACATCAGGAGTAAATTTTGTTTCTAAAATTTGCTACTATTGGAAATTTTGTAAATTTGTAATGTCAACTAATACCAATTACAATATGAGAAGATTTTTATTCATATGGTCACTTATTGTCTCAATGGCTTTTGTTGGATGCTCAGATAACGATGACAATGATAATAATAATATCTCTAATCCATTGCCCGGTACTACGTGGGGGATGATTGATGTTAGTAGTGGTGCCATATCGACGCTTGTATTTGATGACAATGAATGCAGCTATGGTTCAAGATACGGAGGTTCATCAAGCGATTATAAACGTGCCTTATATAGTTATACATACAAAGCATCAAAGGTTACATTAATCCCATTTAATGATGAGTTAACAATATTGGAAGGTATTATATCTGGTCCGGTAATGTTTGTAAAAGACGCTTCTTTAGGAGAAGATGTGGGGATTTTTGTAAAGCAGTAATTTAGTCGCAAACCGAGGCATTTGCCTCGGTTTTTTATTTGTTCCATCCAACACAACGCATAAATTTCGTACATTTGTATCAAATTAGTAAGCGCTTGCTCGCATTGGAAAAAGGGGAATAAATTTAACGACACCAACCTATGACACAAAAACAAGCCATACAATTATTCGAAGATCGCAAAGTTCGCACCGTATGGGATGACGATACCGAAACGTGGTATTTTTCTATTATCGACGTAATCGAAGCCCTAACAGGGACAGACCGACCTCGAAAGTATTGGAGTGACCTCAAAAAGAAGTTACAATACGAAGGAAGCGAAGTGTCCGAAAAAATCGGACAGTTGAAAATGTTGGCTTCGGACGGCAAAATGCGTTTTACAGATGTTGCAGACACACAGCAACTTTTCCGTTTGATACAGTCGATACCATCCCCGAAAGCTGAACCATTCAAGCAATGGATGGCACAAATTGCCAGCGACCGCCTCGACCAAATGCAGGATCCGGAACTGTCCATCCAGCAGGCGATGCTTGATTATAAGCGACTAGGATATTCCGACAACTGGATCAACCAGCGGCTAAAAAGTATGGAGGTTCGCAAAGAGTTGACTGATGAATGGCAGCGCAGAGGGGTGGAGGGGAAACAGTATGCCGCACTTACGGATATTATCACGATGGAGTGGGCCGGACGTAATACGAAATCATACAAGCAGTTTAAAGGCATAAAAAAAGAAAATTTGCGGGACAATATGACCAACATCGAATTGGCCCTCAATACGCTGGCAGAAGCCGCCGTAACGGAAATATCTAAACAACAACAGCCAAAAGGATTTCAGCATAATGTCCGGGTAGCCAAAAGTGGCGGCAGCGTTGCAAAGGCAGCCCGAAAACAACTCGAAAACCAACTGGGGCACTCGGTAATATCTCCCATCAATGCAAAACAAGTCCTTGGGAATGTCCCAGACAATCCTGTATCCGAAACTGCCTATCTTACTTCAACAGAAAAGATAACAAGGCCCATTATTTGCAATGATTCCGAGGATATTAAATAAACAGGCAACTTGAATTGGTTAGTGAAACTTTGGTGGAACTTCAAGTGGGGAATAAAGCCACCGGGCCAAGACGACCTGCCGGATATCATACCAGTTATCAGCAATAGCTAACTTTGAACTCGATTAGCTTCAGGCATAAAGCGAGGAGTGGTTAAAACCATTCCTCTTTTTTTGGATATTCCAATTTGAAATTGTAAATTTGGGTTACTAACTCACTAAAATTTATTGTATGAAGAAGTATTTACTACTGTTATTATTCGCTGTTTTATGCGCTTATGCCAAAGCACAAAACACGCCTAGATACCAAGGCGAAGTGAACATTGGTTATGGTTTCGGGATAGGTGATTATCAAATGGATAGATTTTATATTGAAACTATACATGGTGCCCGAATTATTCCTAATCTTTTTTTAGGTGCAGGCGCTGGATTGGCATTATTAGATAATGGGCACGCAACAATTCCCGTATTTGCGGATATAAAAGGATACCTAACTAAAAGCAAAATAGCACCGTATATATTTGCTAATCTCGGATATGGTTTTGGCGATGAAAAAGGATTTTATGGAGCCGGCGGTTTGGGTGTTGATTTTTCTGTGGCCCCGACATTAGGTGTTTTTATAAATATCGGGTATCAATCTTTGGGTATCGCCGACAATATCCAAGAAAACGGCATTTACGGCCCATCTAATATGGGCGCATTCTTAATACAAGCGGGATTTAGATTTTGAACAATTAAATTAAAGCCGGAGATGCAATTCCCCGGCTTTATTTTTTCATTTACTCTTCTTTATCCTCGCCCCTGTCTGCGGGGTTTGGCTCGTTGAACTTTACGGTTAATTGCGACGTCAGACGGTCGCCGGATATGTTGTAGCTGCCTGAATTTCCGACATATGTCAGGTGGTATATTTCATCACTTATTCCCGGTACCGATATATCTACCTTACCTAAGTGTAGCATCCGGATAAAAGTATCGTAGTTTAAAAGATGCTCCTCCGGGGTTTCTCCCGTAATTATAAAAGTCAATGTTAAATCCCGTGCCGCCAATTTGGGTTTGTCGGGATATATGACCTCCTTGCCGTCTTTCTTGGGGTCCTCATTCTCCACGAAGTCTTTCAGGCTGGCAGGGGATTTTAACCCGGCAATAAACCCGGAACCCATTGCAACGCCCATTGTGTAGGTGTCTGTTTTGTTGATGAATAAATCTCCGATCATTGCTTATTTGTTTAATTCTTTCGTTAGATAAGATTCTGCTGTATCAATGACATCATAGCCTTTTGAGCTGACGAAAGAAGCGTAGAACATACCGTCGGCAAATACGATGCTGGTGCCTGCTTTGTTAACTTCATTAAGCCATTTCGTTATCGCGGCGGCGGCCTCGTCTCCGTAGTTCATTCCGCTTATATAGCGTCGCTTTTCCTTGCCATCATACGTCACAACATATCCGAGCGAACTGCGAAGATTCCATGTGTGATTTCGGTAATCGGCTTCGATCTGCTGGAGTTTAACCGCTTCACGAGCCTTCTCATCCATGAAATCTACAACCTCCTCTTCGATGCCGTCGATAAATTTGGTCAGGTCCGATATGTCCTTTTCAATTTTCATTACAGTTCACTTGTATTGCGCTTGATCGCCGCTATGTCTTCCCGAATTTCCGTCAGAGCAGCCTTCATAACAGCTGTATTCCCGTTTATTTCGACGATCTCCATGTAGGTCATAACAGCGTACCGGAGCAGCTCATTGTCCACTTGTACGCTTGTATATATGGCTGTTTCGATATTTCCGATGGAGTTCAGCAGCCCGATAATAGATTGAGTTTGCATCATCACATATCCTCGGATGTCGGTAACCTTGCCTTGAATGTCCGTGAATCGGCCGTTTAACTCGTCGCCGGTATCTTGAGACATGGCCTGAAATCCGCGAGATGTCGCCTCTTGGCCCCCTGCTTCTGTCTCCCACTGCAGACCGCGCTCCTCGGCGGCCTGTTTGAGCCGCTCCCATAATTCTTGCCCTACCTTTTGCTGGGCAAGAACATCATCAAGCATTGTATCTACAACTCCGGCAAGTGCATTGTACCTCTCTTCATCTGAGAGTGACAGATCCCGATTTATGGCGTCAATTTTTTTCTGCGCTTTTTCTATTTCGGGTCCTATAGTTGCCGTGTATAACACCTGCTTTGCAAGATTCTTAAGCATATTGCCAGCCGCTTCACCAAAGGCATCCGCGGCATTTGTTCCTTGTTCGAAAGAATCAACCAACGCATCGGTCAGCGTGGTTCCTAATTCACCGAACATATCATTGAGGTAATCATTGACAGCCTTTATTGCTTCTTCATATGTCTCCCAATTATTTACCAGTTCTTTGAGGTACGTCTGATTTTCTTTGGTTAGATGTTTAAACGTGTCACTATTTCCTTCTACAAATTCTTTGAGGGCTTGCATATTTACATTATTGCCTTCAAATAATTCAGGGAGCATGTCTTTAAGAGATTTATACTTTGCACTTCGTAGCCAAGTAGAATGTCTAACTTGAACCTGCATATTGGCAATAGAAGCATAAAGATTTTCCCACTCTTTTGCTCTTTTTCGTAGATTTGCCAATCCTGTGGCCTCGCCCTTGCTACCGACAAATTCGAATTCTTCTCCACGATTTCTAATTTTATCCATTGTTGCCTGATAGGCATTCATGGCGTCAGTTAAGGCTGTTACATTATTAACATAATCCCCAAAGGCATCGTGACCGAAAATTGTGGAAAAAATATCCGAGTTTAACCGGGCGCGTTCATTCATCACGCGTAGTTCTTCGTTTAATTCTTGGGCTTCTCGGATATTCCGCTCCATTGAAGTTTCCGTATCTCCGAATATACTGGCAATACTTTGTATGACTTTCAACGCAGCTTGAATAATGGCCAAAATTACAGATGCCCGTTCTACTTTTTGGATGGTGGTTGCTGCTACTTCTCCTGTCTTCTCAATTCCTTCTGCCGAATTTTCCGCAAGGGTTTTGATGCTGTCGATCATTTTCAGTGAATTGACAGTAATCTTGCTCGCGGTCGATATTACTTCTCCCATCGCACCGCCCGCAGCTTCGCCGATGTCGTTAAATTGTCCTTCAATTTTAGTGAGCGTGCTGTATAGTTTCTGCCACTTTTCAAAGGATTCGCTGTGCTCTTCGTCGCTTACCGGGTCCAATTTATTAATGGCGGATAATTGTGCCCGAAGAACATTTATTTTATTTCGCAGATCATCCCCCTGCTCAGAATCCGAAGAAGGGAGTTTATTAAATTCATCTTCAAGCGTTTTTAATGCAACTTTTATCTCTCTCTTTAGTTTTTCTATATCTTCTTTTGTCTTGCTGATTAGGCTATTGACAAAGTCGCCACCTTCTACCTCAAGGGCAGCCATCGCGGCGTCTTTTTCGGCTCTCAATGCTTCGGCCGTTCCCGCGTCTTTTGCTAAACTGATTTTTCTGTCGTAATACTCTTTCGTAGCTTGCATTTTTTCTAAAATGGTACCGTACTTCATGTAGTACTCATTCCACGCATCAAGCTGTTCATTAAGGTATTCTTTGGTATTTTTTATCCCAGCTTCTGACAAAAAGGCATTCATCCACTCTTCGTCTTTTAAAGCTTGATTGGCTTCTCTCACCGCTGTTGCATATTCTCTTACTCCTTCTGCAGCTTTGATGTTGTCGGCGTAATATACTCCTTGGAGTTTGTGGTATTTTTCGCCGGCAGATCCATCGGCAGCAACGTTTGTGGCTATAACGAGTCCCTTTGTATCTGCGGCAAGGATATCTTGCGCTCCTTCAAGTTGGGTGTATATGTAATCTTCCAATTCTTGCGGAGACAAGATATCCCCATTGGGAAGGATAGGAGTGACTAATATTTCAGTCACTTTGCCCTTGGCGTCCAAAATGCCAAATTGACTGCTGAAAACGGTGGCGATACCTTCTCCTGCATCCTCCCAGCCTTTCTTTACCAATTCTGCCGCTGCAACAAGTGGCCGAGCTAAATGCTCGACGTTTCCTTTGTATTGGGCTACCATCTGTTGCCCGGCAAGGAATCTTTCCGAGGATGTGTCATTCTTGTACTGGGCATCAATTTCTTTTTTTTGTAACTCAAATAGCTTTTTTTCTGCTTCTTGTATGGCTCGCGCGCGCTTTTGGTAGTCGAGGTCTATTTGCGCAAGTTTCTTGGCCGTTCCGTCTTTCATGGAGTCAACCTCGGCCTGTAACGCATCGTCCCGGAGCTTTTGCAGTTTATGATTGAGTGCCTTCAGGTTGCGCTCTTGGTCGGATGCGGCCTTTTCTGCGGCGCTTTTGGCTTCATCACGGGCTTTTTTTGCCTCCGCGTTGAGTTCGGCAGGGGTTTTTACTGTATATAGTTTCTCTGCTGCAGGAGCAAGCTTTTCGATGCCGGCATTTATCGCTGCAATGAAGGCATCTACATCTCCTTCATAGCCCTCGTTTATCTGCTTCCAGATGTCATCTCCTTCTTCGCCCATCTTTTTTAGGGCTGAAATGAATTCTTCCCGGAATTTAGATAATCCTGTTCTGCTTTCCGCAAAACCTTTGGCACCCCATATTGCATTCGGACCGCCTTGCCCCATATCCGCGTAAATGTTTATTGCCTTTTCATATTCTTTTCTGTATTCTTTTAAAGCGCGGGAATAATTGGTATAGGCGTCGCCAGTTTGTTCAATACGGGCTATACTTTTTTTCTCCTCTGTAATAAGCTCTTGGGCGGCTTTGGCTTGTGCAACCTCAATAATTGCATCACGCAGGTTTTCATAGGCGCCGACGGCATTTCCGACCATAATCTGTTCTGCGGCCATATTGCCGAAATAGGCAGGGTAGATGTCTTGCAGCTTCTTGACGGCCTCGGCCCGTTCTTCATAGGGCTTGGAGAGGTCGGTTGCGGCATTATACAGCAGGTTCAGTTTGGTTAATTCGGATTGGGCCGACACAGAGCCTTGAGCCATCGCGGAATTGAATTGCTCAAGGGCGGCAGCGGCGGCATCTATTGCTGTCTTGCCTTTAAACAGCGATGTCACCCAGCTCGTTATCTCCTTTCCGTAAAGGGTAAGTACGGTAACTCCGGCGACAAGCAAAGTTTGCCACGAGATAATTGATTTGGCGATCTGCTTCCATACCGGAATAAACGATTGTCCGGTTTTTTTAAGTTCCTCTACGGATTTTCTCGCTTTGGATATTTCATCTGCCAGCATCGGCAGGTTGTTGGATATGGCCGAAAAGAACACTTGAGGACCATACGCCAACGCTGGCAATTCACGGGCGACTTGCTGAATCTGGAATCCGAGGTTATTGAATCCCGACGCATAGTCGCCTACCTTGCGGTTGTGGATGCCCATTGTAGCATCGAGTTCTTTAACTTTCGTGTCAAGGGATTCGATGTTTTTGAGCAGGTTTTGCCCCCAGCCGCTTGTTCGTTCGCTTTCATTCAACGAGCGATATACGGTGCGCATTCGTGATAGGGCTTGCGACATCTCATCAATGGACCCTCTTGCAACCTGTTCGAACTTGATTTGATTGACTAATTCTTTTCTGGCGCGAGATATGGCCTGTTTGTATTCCTCGATGGATAGCGTAGCTTCAAGGCGGCTTGACTTCTGATTCTGCGTCAATTTCATGCCTTGACTCTCCGCTTTATTCAGGCTGTCTATCTCCGATTTAAGACGCTTTATTTGAGCTTCGTATTGAGATATGAGGATGACATTCTCCTTTTTTGAAGCATTGACGGTTTTTAATTCTTCGATTAATTCATGATACGCTGCCGTCTCGGCCTTGGCCGCTTGTGCCCCGGCTGTAGATTCCCCACCTGTGTTCCCTATAGTGGCCGAAGCCGCTGTTTTGGCCGCCGCATCCATCGCCTGACGTTCCATTTGGGCAATCTTGCGCATGGACTGCTCCACACGGGCCTCCATTTCTCCGATCTTGCGGTTTATGACGTCGAAATCCTTGGTGCTGTCAGGGATGTCTGCCAGCACGCGCCGCAACTGCTCAAGCATGCTGATGAAGCTCTTGAGTTTGTCGGTTTCCGCATTTATTTTGAATGATAAAGCACTCATTGATGTATTTTATTACCTCGTCTTTTATTACCTCTTCTTTTGGCCATTTCGGCCCCCGATCCTTTGACTATCTTTTTCTCGTCGCCGACGAGCGTGCGGACCTTGTCCGTCATCATCAGAAGCATGGTAGGGTAGTTTATGCCCTGAAACGCCTCTTTGTAGGATATGTTCAGCTGGTCCATCATCGTCGCCATGATCCCGGTTATAGTGTTGTTGCCGACGGTCTCCGCAATGGTATTGCGCCGGGTCTTGTCGATCTTGACCGAATCGAACAAGTCTTTCCCCGACACTATTTCTGCTATAGCGCAGGTGGCGTGGGATATTTCCTCATAGGAGGCATATCTCTTGGCGTACCATAGAAATACCTTCTGCGCCCACTTGCGCCGGAACATAAGCCGCGATATTGTGCCCAGAGAGAATCTTTGCCGGCCTTGTATCGACACATCTATCCGCCCGGCAGCAAAGGCCCTTGCCAAGTCTTTGACAAAAGGCTGGTACATCCGGAATGTGAACATTCCGAGCTTTACCGCGACATGATGCTTGTTCAGCAGTGACCGGGCGACAATGTCCGCTGATTTAATCATGATCTTTGGATATGGTTGTCGCTAATCCCTCCATCACGGCGGCCACCGATGCAATGTCCTCCAGCGGAATCATCAGCAAGGTTTTCTGATAGCAGTCGAACAGCTCGGCGAAGGTGCTTCGCTTCATAAAGCGACGCCACAGGAGCCATGCCCTGAGGCGGTGGAATATGCACCGGCTGCCCCCGATTGCCAGCGCAACGCTGTAGGC